ATGCTAAGGCATCTGCAGCAGATTCTATGAAAGGTGTTAAGGAAGAGACTGAAGATGATGAAGATCTTGTCGATGAAGAAGATGATGAAGAAGATGTAGTATCGGAAGAATCTTGCGACGACGAAGAGGAAGGACCAAAACCAAAAAAAGGTAAAAAGTCTCCTAAAGAAGACCCTAAAGAAGACCCTAAAGAAGATGAAGATGAAATGAAGGAAGAGTTTGACATCGAAGAAGATGTTAATGCTCTCCTTGCTGGTGAAGAACTCTCAGAAGAGTTCCAAGAAAAAGCAAGAACAATCTTTGAGACGGCAATCCGTTCTAAGGTTGCCGAAATCAAAGAAGAACTTCAAGTATCCTATGAGGAAGCACTCGTAGAAGAAATTGAAGCAATCAAAGAAGGTCTTGTTGATCGTGTCGATGCATACCTTGAGTATGTTGCCGACGAGTGGGTTTCTGAAAACGCACTTGCAGTTGAGCACGGTCTCAAAACTGAAATGACCGAATCATTCCTCCAAGGAATGAGAGGTCTTTTTGAAGATCATTATGTTTCAATCCCTGAAGATAGATATGATGTAATCGAGAGTATGGTAGATAAACTTGATGAAATGGAAGGAAAACTCAACGAGCAAATTGAAAGAAATGTTGCTCTGAACAGAAGATTAGCAGAGTCGGTTGCCGATGTAATTTTTGCAGATGTCGCTGAGGGTCTTGCACTTTCTCAGAAGGACAAACTCGCTTCTCTTGCCGAAAATGTTGAGTTTGATAGTGAAGCAAACTATCGTGAGAAACTGGTAACTCTGAGGGAATCTTATTTCCCATCTAATACTGGTACTCAAAGAGATGACTCGGAAACCTTATCCGAAAGTACTGATGTCCAGTCCCAACAACCACAAGTTGATGGAAGAATGGCAACATACCTTCAGACTCTGGGAAGAGTCGCCAAACTGTGATTTTTAAATAATAAACAATCAAACAAAAACTTTTAACAAGGTAAAACAAATGCAAATGTTCAACGCAGAATATTTGCAGGAGAAGTGGGCACCAATTCTGGATTATTCCGGAATGGATCAGATCAAAGATGCACATCGCAGATCTGTAACCGCTATCCTGCTAGAAAACCAAGAGAGAGAACTCCGCGAAGAGCGTGACTTCCTCTACGAATCTCCAACCAACTCCGGTAATGCTGCTGGCGCTTCCGGTGGATTTGGTGGCAGTGCTCAAGGATTTAATGCTGGACCTACAGCTGGTTTCGACCCCGTTCTGATTTCACTAATCAGACGCTCGATGCCTAACCTGATTGCTTATGATCTGTGTGGCGTTCAACCAATGAACGGACCCACCGGACTCATCTTTGCGATGCGTTCACGTTATACCAATCAGTCCGGAACTGAAGCATTCTTCAACGAAGCAGATACAAGATTCTCTGCTCAAAATGCTGAAGGAACTCTTCCATCTGGTAATGTCGGTTTCGGTACTACTGCTGCTCAAGGAACTCCAAGCACTGGCAATAACCCAGGACTTCTGAACAATACTCCCCCAGAAGCCTACAACGTTTCCACCGGTATGAACACCGGAGACTCTGAAGGTCTGGGTGATGCTGGTTCAGCATTCAACGAGATGGCATTCTCAATCGAGAAAGTCACCGTTACTGCTAAGTCAAGAGCTCTGAAAGCTGAGTACTCACTTGAGCTCGCTCAAGACCTCAAGGCAATTCACGGTCTGAATGCTGAAGCAGAATTGGCAAACATTCTCTCTACTGAGATTCTTGCCGAAATCAACCGTGAAGTTATCAGAACTGTATACAAGATTGCTAAGCCTGGTGCTCAAGCAAACACTGCTACTGCTGGTACTTTTGACCTTGACGTTGACTCCAACGGTCGTTGGTCAGTTGAGAAGTTCAAGGGTCTTATTTTCCAAATCGAGCGCGATGCAAACGCAATTGCACAGCAAACTCGTAGAGGGAAAGGTAACATGATTCTTTGCTCCGCAGACGTTGCTTCGGCACTTGCGATGGCAGGAGTTCTTGATTACACCCCAGCACTCAACGCAAACCTGAATGTTGATGACACCGGCAATACATTTGCTGGCGTTCTTCAAGGCAAGTATAAGGTTTATATTGACCCATATTCGGCAAACGTTGCTCCTAATCAGTTCTACGTTGTTGGTTATAAGGGTTCTTCACCTTATGATGCTGGTCTATTCTACTGCCCTTATGTTCCTCTCCAAATGGTTCGTGCCGTTGGTGAGAACACCTTCCAACCCAAAATCGGATTTAAGACCCGCTACGGCATGGTTGCTAATCCATTCGCAAAGGGTGCTGGAGTTGGCGATCAAGCAGGTCAAGGACTTCTTACTGCAAACGAAAACGTATACTACAGAAG